AAATCGAGAGGGGGTGTAATATTATTGACCCCCTCCCTATTCAAAAATCATATAGTCCTAGGATATCTCAAAGTGAGAACTAGGCGTAACCTTTCTGTAAATCTCTTTTGCATATGGATTTAGCTTCATTATTTGATCAATTGCGTTTTCAATTGCTTTGTCTTTTTCATTTTCACTCATGTTTTCTGAATAGATTGCAATTCGAGCAATGTAATTGCAAATGTTGTATTGTTTGAACGAATCAAAGCGAAACCAATCATCAAAACGAGTGAAAGGATTGAAAGGATTGTCAATTGAAGTTAGCCAAACAGTTTTTGATTCATCATTCATTGTTCAAACTCCTTTCAAACTTTTAACTTTTGTTATGCAAGTAAGAGTTAACAGTTGACACTGAAATTCCAAGAGCTTTTGCAATTTCTTCTTGTGTGCTTCCAGAAGCAGACATTGAACGAATCAAACTTGCTTCTGAAGAAGTGACTTGACGAGATTGCTTTTTTGGTGTTGCTAATTGACGCAAACGATCTTTGTCCGCATAACGAATTACATCTTTTTGAACATTTGTTGAAACTGCACCATTTTGAATTGCTTCCCATTGTGCATCTGTTAAATGAATCTTGGTTCCCTTACCACTAGCTCCTATAACATTACGAGCACGAGTTAGTTCTTGTGCACTGAGTCGAGCAATCTTATCTTGTGACATTTCATCAGATCCAGAAAGACTCATCTCTTCTATACGGGCATCTACTGCTGCTTTAGCCATGATGTTAGCCTGTCTCTCTAATGGCTCATTAGCTTTAGCCCGGTCTATACCCTCCTGTAACTCCTTTACTTCCTTCGCATACTTCTTTTTAGCCTCTGCATTTGTTTCTTGTGTTGATGGAATTTTTGCAGCCTCAAGCCTACACTTATTGCCAAGGGCCTTCATGCTGTTGGCATAATCGGCATAAGTATTCTCCATTTGAGTACCGGACGATAAGGCTCTAGCATCCTTTGCTTCATACATCTTTGTGGACGTGGCAGTACGTTGGACTTGCCTCGTGTCTACCAGCTTAGCATCTGGGTACTCCTCCTTCCATTCCTTGTATCCTACCCAATCAGTAGTCGGACGTGTCTTTCCAGGAGCTGGGGGCTTTTCTATTTTGTATTGGGTATAGTATTCAGGAGAATATCGATATAGTTTTTCACCCGTCTTAGGATCAGAATAGAATATCTTTGGTTTGCCTTTACTATTTAATATAGGATTGCCATTCTCATCATAAATATAGCCACCAGCTTTACGCTTTGAAATATTCTCTGGCGACTTCGCTTTAGAAATAAGAGTAGATGCGCCACCTCTTGAACTATTCTGGTATTTTTCATGCAATTGTCGAATGCCTAAATCATTAGCTGCTTGAATATAGTTGAGTTTATGCTTAGGTGCATCAATAACAACCATAGAATATTTAACAGCTCTTTCTAATTCAGGATCAGAAGCTCTTTGCAATGTCATATCAGTAATAAGATTTGAGGCAACACCCATATAAAAACCTTTTCTAGATTCTTTCATTACTAATTTACCATCATCAGGATATCCCTCTGGCAATTTATAGGATTTAGTATCAAAACCAACAAGTCCAGGTAAACTCTTAGAAGTTTTTATTTCTCCTTTAGGATTTGGAATAACCAGAACCGTATCACCATCAAAATCTGCGCCAGATAACTTTTCAGCGGTTTTAGGAGTTACTCCAACTGCATCCATTGCTTGGCCAATTATGGATTTACCCTGTTTATTATTGTTGTTAACAATAAGCTCTGGTATTTCGAAAGTTCCTCCATGAGGATATCGAATAAGAACAACTCTATCTCCATTATTATAGTTAGGAGCATATATCTCATTGTCTTTCATTTTAGTTAAAGGTAATAAGACTTGTGCTCTTTGACCGGGCATTGCTGCAGCTTTTAAATTAACTGCTTTAGCATCACAATCATTAGCTAAATCATCTAATAACTGTTTTTTAATAACCGGATTGTCAAGATCTAATATCTTTTGAAACTCCAGATTTTGTTTATCAAGATCTAAATTTAACTGACGCCTTGCTAATACAGTTGACTGTTTAGATAACATTTGAGAAGCTAATGTTCTAGACCATTCATCCCAGTCTCCTTCTTCATTAACTTTATTAATAACGCCAATTGTATCTTTTCCATCTTTATCAATATAGTGAACTTGACCTCCTGCTTTTATGGTTGCACCAAATACTGCATTAGGATTCTCAGATATCTTTCCTTCTGCTGCTCCTGGAATTTCCTTCAAAACCTTTTCTAATGGAGTTCCAAGCTTTTTATTGGAATTTACTAAAACATCAACACCATCAGGTAAATTATCGGAATACATTGCCATTCCTTTAATATAGTACTTTCCATCAACCATAATACGAACTTGGGCATAATTAGAATTTCCTAAAGATAAATCTTGAACACCTCTACGAAGCTCAATGACGCCATCTTTTGCAGAACCTGTAAATCCGGTCTCGTCAACTTCATCGCCATAATGAATTTTAATACGAGACGAATTTAAGCTTTTAGGATATTGAATAACATCTGCTTTATTAGTCTCATTATTAATATGGACATCAAAAGGCAATCCAATAAGATTTGCATTTTGCTTTATCTCTGAATATGTAGAACCAGGAGGACCAAGAACTTTTATAGAAGTTTTATGACCTTCTTTTCCATAAGATGCCTGCTGTTGTACTTGTATTGTTGTTACAGTATATCCTTGAGTTTGCAAATCATATAACGCTTTACTTAATTTAGTATCTGTTATACCTAATACATTAGATACACCTCGTCCAACTTGAATATATGGAGTTTTATCTAATTGAATTTTTAATGCTTCCGAAACTTCATGAATTTGTCTTGCTTTTTCTTCGGCTCCGGGTTTCAAATAATTACGAACAGAAGTATCAGCAAAGCCTGTCTCCTTAGATATAGCAGATATAGACATTCCAGTGTCCTTAAGCTTTTGACACCAAGCAATATTATATGCAAGCTGATCTTGTTTTGCAATGCCGATTGTCTGTCTTGTTTGATTCATAGATAATCCATACTTATCTTCAATCTGTTTATAGGACCAATTTTTATTAATATTTCGTTCACTCATTAACCAATTGGACTTATACTCTAATTCAGACATATCAAAATATTTCATTCTTTCTTTTATGTCAAGTCCATCAGAAATAAGCTTAGAATTAATTTCATAAAATGTCTTAAACCGCTGATACGGATTATCTCCAGATCCCCAAGGATATCGACCTGAATGACCACCATCTAAATGACCTTTTCCATAGTGCAATAAATCGTCATAAAAATCTGCAATTCCAATATAGTCACTCATAATGTTATCTCCTGAATATAGTTAGTAAGTATTTGATTATGCGCTTGAATAATGTTCATTACTTCAAGAATTCGTTGTGGTTCTGGATTATACACAAAAACCTCTCCATACTGATATATACGAAGCTCTATAAAAATAGAAGTCGGATCCTTTTTATACTCAAGACAAAATAAAGCAGCATAAATTTCAAGCTGCTCCATCTTTGCCGGCGTTTGACCTGTCTTTAAATCATGAATCCGTAAAACATCTTTCTCAAAAGATATAGCATCTGCTGTTCCAAAGCAGTAATCTGAAAAATAAAGAACTACTTCCGGAGACATTCTAAAAGATATAGCATCATTTACATAGTTTGACAAATTATCATCCATCTTGTAGATTTTTTGTCTTCTCTTTATACAAGTGGCAGCAAATATATGATCCTCTGTTCCTTTTTCTTTTGCTTGCATATTAATATAGGTGTTTACTAATTTATCAGGATCATAGTTTAACCATGATACAGATGATGGGCTTAAAAATGCATGCAATCCTTCAAACTTTGAATGATCGTTGAAGTTCATCTAATACCTCCTTTCTATTCTCTTTAGAAATAAAAGAGGCAAAAGACATAGACTTCATCTTAGTAATATAGTAATCTTGATTTGGTTGATGATGAGATTTATCATCTCTTTTACATTCAAGAGCTGCCCATTTGTTATTGTGTAAAATAAGAAGATCTGGAAACCCTTGAATATAGTTGGCGTCTGTTTTTAGAACTATTGCATCTGGATACATTTTCTTAATATCCTTTATTAGTTCTGATTGAAATTTACTTTCTTTCATCAAGACCTCCAAAAAATCAGAGAAGATGTAGAAGCATACTCCTTCTCCTCTATTATAGCCAATGTTTTTTTATTAAAAATAAGAAACTATGTTAAAGACCTGGATAATCTAACTCACTAAAATCTTTTTTGTTCTGCAAAGCTCTTTTTATCAAAAAATCGATAGTCGAGTTAGATACTAAAAAATAATAATACAATTCTTTATATGGTGTATTAATTCTATCAATACGACCAGAAGCTTGCTCTGTCATCTTATATGAATATGATTGAGAGAAAAATACTATTGAATCTGTTTTAACACAGTTCCATCCTTCTGCGCCAGAAGAATATTGCACAAGATATAGCCAAGTATCACCTTCTTTAATGTTTTGATGTTTGTGACCGTTCCATTCAGAATATGGTATGCCATTACTTTCGCAAAAACTA